TGTCTGCTTCTGTGCGCCCTGTAGTGACTTATTGGGTGCTGTTTGTGTGGTCATTCATTCATGTTTGGTTTGCATGGAACGCATGGTTAGCAGGTGCGCCAGCTACTGAAGTTTTTAAGACAATGATGACACCAGACTTTTCTGCTCTGTTATCAGGAACAATCAATTACTGGTTCCTTGATCGCACTTTGTCTAAGCGTGGGTTATGAACTTAGAAATTGCTGCGAAACTATGTAAACAGTTTGAAGGGTTTAGAAGTAAACCCTATCTCTGTCCTGCTGGTATTCCCACGATTGGCTATGGGTCTACTTACTATGCCAATGGCAACAAAGTAACGCTACAAGACTGTCCTATTGATGAGCCCACTGCAAATGATTTACTGATGCATGAGCTTAACCATACTTATGCGCCAGGCGTTCTAAGAAACTGTCCGATTCTTGCAACAGATGAAAGAAGACTTAATGCAGTAGTAGATTTCTGCTATAACCTCGGCACTGGAAGACTGCAAACAAGCACTTTAAAAAGAAAGATCAATGCCCAAGATTGGGAGGGTGCTAAAGAAGAGTTAATGAAGTGGTCAAAAGCTGGTGGTAAGGTTTTGCCTGGTTTGCTCAAAAGAAGACAAGCCGAATGTAACTTTATGTAAGAAATATGCCCAATATTCCAAGCCCTGATGACGCAAAGTTGTTTGCACAGAGTGTCAAAAAGTGGCAACAGATGTTAAGTCTTGGTGATTGGCGTATTGAAAAGGGAATGAAACCTGCAAAACAAGCCATGGCTTCTGTCGAGTTCAATGATTCTGCGAGACTTGCAACTTACAGGTTGGGGGACTTTGGTTCTGAAAAGATAACGCCAGAGTCCCTTGATAAAACTGCTTTACATGAGCTACTCCATGTATTTCTGCACGATTTGATGATGGTAGCAACAGACCCTGCATCTTCTGATGAGGAAAAAGAAATGCAAGAGCATAGGGTTATCAATCTGCTAGAAAACTTATTGACTAAGGATTGCAATGGGATCGAGTAATCACAATGAAAAATGTTCTGATGAAGAATTTATCGCTTTGTGGCAAGAGCATCAATCAGTAGCAAAAATAGCAAGGATTCTGAAGGTTTCAGAAAGGTCTGTTCACTACCGCAGACGCAACATGGAAAAGTTCCATGAAACTAAATTGCCAGCATCTAATTTTAGAAGTGCCATGTATGATGCCAGACAGCAATCCCATTCACCTTTAAAACAAATTAACCTTGGCATAGAAGACGGGTCAATCTTAGTCTTCTCTGATGCCCACTTTATTCCTGGTCAACGCTCTACGGCCTTTAAAGGGCTTCTATGGGCCATCCAAGAGTTCAAGCCTAAAGCCATTATCTGTAATGGTGATGCGTTTGATGGCGCATCCATTTCTCGCCATGATGTTACCGATATGCCTCAGACTTCTGTTATCCAAGAGTTAAAGGCTTGTCAGGGTGCGCTTGACGAAATTGAGGAACTTGCAAAGAGTGTCAGACACAATGTAAAGCTAGTGTTTACATGGGGCAACCATGACATTCGGTTTGGCAATCGTTTGGCACAACACGCACCACAATTTAAAGAAGTTCTAGGCTTTAAGTTGACGGACCACATTACCAATTGGGACTTTTGTTGGGCAGTATGGCCTACTGATAAGGTCATCATTAAGCACCGATACAAGGGCGGTATTCATGCAGCACACAACAACACTGTTAACGCTGGCGTATCTATTGTTACTGGGCATCTTCATTCTTTAAAAGTCACGCCATTTAGTGACTACAACGGAAACAGGTTTGGTGTTGATACAGGAACACTGGCAGAACCAGATGGTCCACAGTTCACTTATTCTGAACTTAATCCCTCTAATCACAGGTCAGGCTTTGCAGTTCTGACCTTTTTTAATGGTCGATTGCTTTGGCCTGAGTTGGTCCATAAATTTGGCGAGGGGCTTGTCGAATTTAGGGGAGAAGTGATTGATGTGAGTGAGCTATGAGTGCTTGGCTAATCATTCTCACAGGCGCAATCTACGCCTATATTGCTGGTGAACAGCTATTAAAAGAAAACCCGCATATGGCTATTGTCTATGCGGGTTATGCGTTTAGCAATGTAGGGCTTTACCTACTGGCAAAGTAATTAAGCGTTATCGTCAAGGCCAGCCAAGACTACTTCTTCATCCTCTGTATCTTCTTCTTCAGAAATCTCAGAGTCGTAATCATCTTCAGAGTCATCGATCCAGCCGTTTTCTTCTTGGTATTCAATAAATGCCTGAATGAGTTTGATTTTATTAAAGTCATCGGTTTCAACTGTAATTTTCTCATCAAAAGTCCATCCAAATTCCATTTCAAATTTCATGATTTTCTCCTTGAGCAACCAATTGTTGCAATGAAATCCTAAAGTACGAATGTGTCGATAAAAAGACTTAAGTACAGTCTTTTTGGAAGACCCCGTTGGGCAAAAGAGTACCCCTACGATTCTTGATCTGATCGTATGCAACTTCCATACAGTCTACCAAATTTAGGTCTTGCAAAGCGCAGTAATTAATAAGGCACACCATGACATCACCAACAGCGTCCACAATAGCTTCCTGGTCGTTTTTAATGGTCGCATCGGCTAGTTCTCCCATCTCTGAAATGGCTTTGAGCAGCTGAACTTCTGCTGTGCTATTGGGGATAATCTTGCGAGCTTCAGCCCATTGGATTATTTTCATTTCTACTTGTGCGTAAGACATTATTCTTCCTCCAAGAATGGGTCACCAAAGTTGGACATTATTCCAGTTTTGGTATTAAGTAAGTGGTCACCTTGTTTCACAATCATGTCCCCATTAGGGGCAACATAATTATCACCGACTTTGGTAAAAACCCGCCCATCTTCTGACAATCGAATTGATCCGGTATCGGTATAAAACTTGCCAGAAAACTTATCAATAATTGATCTCATACTATCCTCCATACAGTCATGTTGCGACCATTAGGACCCTTGACACGGATTCCTGAGTCCTCAATTAACCCTTTGTCTACCAGTGCAGAACGCCTTGCTCTGTAGGTAGATTTATAGGTATCAAAATACTGATTCATTTCTTCATCAGTAAAGCCTTGCTTGCCACGCATAGTGGCGTATTCAAATACCATGCTTTCAAAGTTTGGCAGTGCTAGTTGGATGCTTTTGGCTGCTTCAATTGAAGTGTCTTTGGCATCTCTACGGAACAATTTAAATAAATCCATGATTACTTTCTTCTAAAGGTGAGGGTACTCGCTACGTCTATGTCACCATAGCATCCGCTTTCCCCTCGTTTACTCAAAATGGCACGTCATTGTCCATGTCATCAAAACCACTACCCTTAGTTTTTCGGGTGGGGGTAGAGCTTTGGCGAGCGGGTTTCTCACCATCAAATGGTTCACGAGCATTGATCCATCCATCCCAACTACCAACAGGCATTGTGTCCATCTTGAATGAGATATTACCCTCATCATTGATAAACACTGATCCACATTTGGAATAGCGTTTCTTCATGTCACCAGTCTTTGGGTCTTTGTATTCACCCACTGTTGCAATTGCGTCTAAGCGTTTCATGTACTTTCCTTCATTTTTTCTTTGTAGGCTTTAATAGCCGACCTTACCTTACTATCAGGCTTGAGCGTATCCCAAACCCGAATGCGAACTTCGTTATCCGTAATGGATTCCCATTCGCCATACATACCAGGTTCATCACCTGATTCGTATCTCTCTTTGATGGCAGCCACCACAGTGTCTACCAATCCTGTATCAAGCTCTGGCAAGTCTTCACCTGCATAGATGTATAAGCCAAGGCCATGGAGACTCAAAGCTTTGGTCATGCAACGCATGATGGCAGTGTTTACTGCAAACGCATCAGGGTTTGTTATAGCCTTGTTGCGGTGATCCATGACAGGCAATTGGCAAGTCATTGGTTTGTTAAACAGGGTTACTGTTACCCAAACCATATAAGTGCCATTGATGTCGGTATAGCACTTGTCACCAAACATTTGCACTTGGAAGTGTGCCTGTGGATCGGCCTTGAGAGCTTCAGCCCATGCCCACGCCCATGAGAGATAGGTAAGGTTACCTTTCTTCTCTGTATGCTCATTTACATTGAGCTTGAGTAAATCATTTACTGTCATGTTATACCTTGTGGTTGCCAAAAGCGTTATCGTATTCTTCCTTGACGATTTCCAACTGAGTGTTGTCATCAAGGTCCTTAAACTCTACCCAATCCATTTCACCGCAGCAGACAAACTTTTTGCCTTTGGGTGTTACGCAATAGGGGCAGTACTGCTCGTTGGCATACTGTTCTTTGTATTCGATGATGTAGTTGTTCACAATGTCACCTTGTCGATCAATTATCTTTTTGAGTGTCAAGGCGTTCTACTTTCTTAGCCAACAACCAGTTGTCGCCAAGATAACGCACTGAGCGAATCCATTGACGTTGGTAACTGCGGATTGTTTGAGGTGGTGCTTCGTAAGTCATGAAGATTTGACGAACGTGTTTCAGTGCTTCTGTTTTCATTACTTTCTCCTTAGATTAAAACTTTGATATCGGATGGGTCAGACTCTGCATAGACTTTGATTGTTAAATCGCCATCTTTTGATCTGATAATTATTTCTCGCACAATGCCTGTGCAACCTTCTTCTACTGAACCAAATTCAATGTCAATGACATTTTTAACTTCTAATTCCATCATGTTACTTTCTCCTTAATGTAATGAATCGTATGCTTTTTCGTAAAGGATGTCGCCATTCTGATCGGCTAGTTTGTCTAGCTCCTCTTCAGTTAATGGAGTGCCATCCTCGTAGCAAGCGTAACTGAAATACGCATCGCTGAAATCGGGATAATCCCTACTATCGACACCATCTACTTCTATGTCGATTACTTTTCTGCCGTTTAATGTTGCCATTACTTTCTCCTTGTTAAGAACCTTTAATGTGCCACACACTTTCCTGAATTTACATAGGGGTTTTCCCTAATTTACGGAACTTTTTTTAAGTGTTAGGCTTATTGCATGAACATCGAACTACTTGAACAAGACTGCGCTGAAGCTTTAT